AGCGCCAGATAGAAAGTATCAGTGGCAAAGTTTATCGTGCCGTCAGCAAGTCCCGACCGCAGTGTGTTGCAGGAGAAGTTTCCCGTAAAACTCAAAGTGACACCTCAAAACGGTTATATTTCTTGCGGTTTTCAATCGCAGGAATCACTTGGATATTTTCTGGCACATGCAACCCAGAAGCGTTTTTACCTTGAAGCGGCACGATATGGTCAACCTCAAAAGCAACCCCCAACATTTTAGTGCGAATTGCCGCAAGTTCATACGCCTGCTCAATCATCCAAAAGCCGTCGGCATCAAGCCAAACGGGAGTTCTTTGGATTTTTGCCGCACGCCTGCGCGTTTCTTTCGCTGAGTGCTTGTGCGGATTAAGTTCCCGATACTGCCTGTTCAACGCATCGATACGATCTTTTTGCGCTAAATACCTTTGAGCAAAATATTCTCGACGCTCTAGGTTTTTGACAGCATCATACACCCGCTGTTTTTCAAGAAGCACTTCTCTATTTTGTTCTCTGTATTGTTTTTTGTACGCGCTCATGCAAGACTTACACCAAGTACGGCGTCCGTCTTTGTACCCTGCGCCTTTGTGGAAATTTTCTAGCGGCTGAGTGATATTGCAGAGCGTGCAAAATTTCATCACTGAACCCCATTATTTTGCGGTAGAGGCATAGCTCTAGCCTGCCCACTACGGTATGCGTCAGACCTTTCAAGCCCATCACCCAGACGTTTAGCCAGAGCTAGTGCTTCCATGTACTTGCCGTTGTACAACTGGAGCATGTCGGCCTCACCCTTCATGTAGGTGTATGCCTCTACAAGTGATCCGTAAAGAAGAACAGTATCAAAATTGTCACCAAGCCAAGTGCGACCATCTCCCGCCTCCGTAATAGATTCTGGGTAATAGTAGTAATGCAGTTCTACGTTGTAGTTTGCATCTGGCGTGGGGCCAAGAATGAATGTCAGTTCATCCGTGATAACGGGGCTTGGGTCATTTGAAGTTGTCGGGCCAAACAAACCATAGTATTTAGGGATGGCTGTATCGTTTGGATTTGGGTATGCCTGTCGAATGAAGTTAACATCTTTATTTAACAGGTACTCATAATTCCCGTCACCATCAATCACTGCCAGCGAATAGACAGACAGGAAGTCTCCGGGACAGGACAAGTACTTATTGCCTGTTGTTGTAACCCCGGTTACGTTCTTTCTGATTGATGGGAACTGTACAGAGTTGTAGATGCGTTGTTCTGCTTGTTTGATGAACGTGTTGATCTGCGTCGTGGGGGACACAGAACTTCCATCGGCGAGGTAAGTCGCCGGGAATTGGTTCTCAACATAGCTCTGAATTGCAGCTACAAGCTCTGTGTAGGTCATGCCATCGGCCCTCTAGCCATCACGCCTTTAGTGGCAGCGCCAGTACCACGGATTTTGATGCCGGAAGTTTTAGTGGCGGGGTAGCCTTGGCTACGGCTGTTAGCCACAACAACAGGCGTTTCACGCAAATACTTGTTGTTGTCCTCAACACCGACTTCCACATTTGCAACCTTTTTAGGGGTTTTGTACTGTGTTGTAGCCATGATTACCGTCCTCTACCAACAGAACGCTGGTTCATTACCTTAGCCATGTTACGACCGTATTTGAGCATGTCGGCGTTTGTTTTGCCGCCAGCCTTCAGTTTGGTAACGGCCTTGCCGGGATGCATGTTTTTTTCATGCTTATGAACCGCCGAAGCGACCATTTTCTTGTCTGCCTTAATATCGGCCTTGTCGTGCTTTTCTGCCATTTCAAACTCCTTATGTGGTTACTGCCTGTACTGTACCTAAGTTTACTGTAAGCACCAAGTTATTTGGTGTCATTACTGCGTCAAAAAACGAGGAGCCGCCAACCGGATTCCAACCCCATTGAAATATCCTGCTACCGCCTGTAGGGGTGCCGTCTGCGTCAAGGGCAGTGCCAGATGTGGTGGCTATCTGCAAACCGCTTGTACCACCAAGACGATAAGTGGTGTCTGGACGAGGGTTACGTACCGCCTGCGGGTCTTCCACAGGGTACATGCCCAGCTGCAACTGCGGTTGATCGGGTTCCCAACAGGCGGGGCACACCAGCATGTTAACATTCTTCGTTTTTAAGGTATAGGTTTTCAGTTCTTTTAGCTTGAACCGAAAATTGCACCTATCGCACTGGGCAATCGCCCACTTACCAGAAGAAAATCTATTAGGCATCAGAACGCCCCAGCAATATACTGCCTACGGGGAACGAACCGTACCGCCGCTTTTTCATGGTCTTCTTGCGAAGCCAAGTCCCAAGCCTCGTCATACTGCTGCTTGAGAATCTGTAGCCTGTCTAATGCGTTGGGAACCTTCAGCGCCATGTAATAGGCTAGTCCGGCAGTCATGCACGGGATAAACCTGAACGGCACATCCGCCACATTCACACCGCCGCCAGCATCCTGAACCCGGCGCATACGCCAATAGACAAACTGATAGGTCGGATTCCCCACAACGCCCTGATCTGGCGTGGGCCACACTGTAACACGCGGCATGTTGTTGAGGTACGCCGCTGTACCGACAGAAGGCGTTATCTGGCTTGTACCGTTTTGGGCACGAAACACACCGCCAAGGGTGGTGCTGTCGTTAATCCAGCCGTAATAGATTGTTTCTGCCCCAATGTTTAGGTAGCCGGTAGTCGGCAACCCTGCGGTTGAAGACAGCGTAATTGTCTGCGCTCCAGTATCCGCGCTCTGATAAGTTACCCCGGTGGGTGAAATCTGCCCGTCTAAACGCTGCACCCAAAGCTGAATCGGCCTAGCTTGCGTCAACTTATTGGGGATAGTGGCATAGGTAGAAACACTAATACGGGTGATGGTCAGGTCAGCTTGATTAAACTGCTGATTAGGGTTTGTACGGATAACGTGATCTAGCAGATCAACCGTGTCATTTGGTAATGGGTAGGTGTTAAGCCCTTGTATTAGCGGGGTTGTCCCCTGCTCAAATGTCCACATGTTGATGCCGCGATTAGCCCAATCCGCAAACATCAGGTTCAAAGACCGCCGCGCTGTCTTAAGATCGTACCCCGTACGCATCTCCGAACCGACACGCTCAAACGCCTCCTCGACGATTTCCGTCAAGTCCAAATTAAAAGCTGCGGTTCCGGAGGTTGTTGCCATTTACTTCTTCAGACCTTTTAGGGTTTGTGCCAAACGAGCGCGTTGACCCATCTTGCCGGGGGCTGCGGCTGCTTTAGCCAGCTTACCTGCCGGAATTGGCTTTCCGGGTTTTGCCCCAAGTGATTCGCGCAATGCACCGGGCTTTTTGATAGCTTCTTTGATCCATTTTTCGGCCATCATTTGCTCCTTGCAGCACGCATATTATCGACCAAATTGGGGTATGGACGACCGCTTGCTTTAGCCATAGCCTTAGCTTTGGCCTTTTTCGCCGGAATTAAAGGCTTCGAAGCGCCCAAGTCCTTGGGACGTTTCTTATCCCACACCTCTCCACCCTTTTTGAATTCGGTGAAGTCGGTGTCATCCCGGCGTGCTTTTTTTACACCTTTAGGCATCTTGGAGGCGCGGATGTCGCCCATCCCACGGCTTGCCATCATTTTTTGCCTTTCATGTAGCCGCCACCGCACATGACCATAGTGCCACGAGTTTTACCGCGTTGGGCAATACCATCAGCACGCTTGGAAGCGGAAGAAACAGCGCCACCTTTTTTCATTCCCGGCACTACTTCAGGCGTCCAGTCCTTGTTTTCCAAAGAATTAAGCCGTGAAGAAGGCTTTTCAAAACGATCCAAAGCAGCCGCCGATTCTGCCGAGGTCATTTTTGGATACTCAGCGTCTCTTGCGGCTGCTTCATCTTTTTCTGTGGCGCTTTTGCGGCGAGTCAAGCCGCGCTCACGATTCAAAAAATCACGCAGAGACAGACCGGATTCGTCTAATTCTTTCTTTGAAACAATCGGGTTGCCCTTTTTGTCCAGCTTACGGTTTAGGGGATTAGTTGCCACAGCAGACTCCTTAAATTAGCACTTGCCGCCTTTTTTCATGCCCAGAGGCTTGGCTGCACCCATCTTGATCTGTTTGCCTTTGGTTTTACCCTTAGACACAACGCCGTCACGGCTAGGAGCCGCAGTCTTGACAGCACCCATTTTGGCTTTAGTAATGCCAGTTCCAGAACCCATTTTTGCCATGATATGGCCTCCTTCTTTAAATTTGCGGCCTTTGTCCGCGCTAATAAACTCTTGCCCGACGCTAGCCGGGACGCCTGCTTTCTTGGCAAATGCGGGGTTGTGAGCCACAGCCGCCATGAAATTATGTTGCTTTTTGCTAACTGAGGGCACTTCTGGACTCCTTGATCATCAGATCAATTTTGTCATTTAGCTTT